CCGATATTGTTTGCGTTGCGATGTGGCATTAAGATGATCCACAGCCCCCGCCTCAAGCGAGGTGGTGAGGTAGTTGGCCTAGTTATAGGCACAGCTGCCGTTATTGGGGGTGGCCTTTGGGTCTACAAACGGCACAGGTCAGCCGTACAAGACCTCCGAGACGATCGCATCAAGGAGGCCCTCGTCAACGACCCCGACATGGTTGGCGAGGTGGATGCGTTGCTAAGCGAAGGCGACGCTGATGGTAAAAACCGTGCAATTCCCCATTCAAAGCCTGGGAGGCAGCTCTACATGAATAGTGTAGTAGCCCAGGTGAAAAACATAATGGGAACTCCCGTTCACAATGCAGCTAATCTTAAGGTTGCACGCCGAATCGCTCGGGATTTAATGGAGACGCACGGAGTGCGACCCACCCACGCTTCAAAGATTTTACCTTTGATCATTGAAGCTGTTTTTGTGGAGTCAGCACATGAGATGGAAGCTCGAACCTGGGGTGAGAGAGTTCGATCTCGTCGGGATAGTTGGGGCTGGTGGCCACGGTCACCAGACCCCATGTGCTGAGGGCGCTTGGTAGGGTTACCAGGGGTGAGACATCGTCATGATGATCATCACCCTAACCTGGTGGTAACCCGAACCCAGGCGCCTTGTAGGCAGCGAGTCCTTTACAATCTTGGAGGAATCGCACCCCAGGTAAACCTCAGGGTTAATGACCCTGACATTGGTACGTTGGCAGCTGCACTTGATCTTAGGGTATTCAGGTGTATGGTTGACGGCCGGTTACTATGCCCACCACTACCTTCACGCGCTTATGTTCAAATGACGTTGAGCCAGTTTGGAAAATTGATAGGTAATTTTCGATCCACCCCGGAAACATACGACGTTGTCGTAGAGCAGTACTCGGGTCGAAAGAAAATGATCTACCAAGAAGCCATGGAGTCTCTTCTGAGAACCCCTGCGAACGCGCGCGATGCAGTGATTGGGCCCTTTGGTAAACCGGAGAAAGTGCCACCCGGCAAAGCACCCCGTTGTATTCAACCTCGATCCTCCAGACATTGTCTGGAAGTAGGTCGGTACATCAAACACATAGAGCACCGGATTTATAAGGAGATCGCCAAGGCATTTGGTGATGGGCCCACAGTAATGAAGGGATACAATGTGCAACAAGTTGGTAGAATCTGTGCTGGCAAATGGTTTTCGTTTCGAAACCCAGTTGCAGTAGGCTTGGACGCTACCAAATTTGATATGCATGTATCACCAGCAGTACTGCAATGGGAACATGAAATCTATCTTAAAATCTATAGAGGCAGCAGTTCGCTTAGGAAGCTGCTCAACCGACAGATGTACAATGTCGGGAAGGGCTATTGTGATGATGGAAAGCTGAAATACACTAAAGTCGGAGGCCGCTGTTCTGGTGATATGAATACTGCTCTCGGAAATTGTATAATCATGTGCGCTATGGTGTACTGTTATGCTAAATTCAAGGGAGTTGAAGTCAAACTAATGAACAACGGAGACGACTGTGTGGTCATGATGGAACGTGAGGAACTGGCAACCTTCTCAGTAGGGTTGAAGGAATGGTTTCTTGCGTTAGGGTTCCGTATGGAAGTAGAACCCCCCTGTTATGACATAGAAGAGATCGAATTTTGTCAGATGCATCCAATCAACACTGTCAATGGTTGGACTATGGTACGTAATATACCAGTTGCTCTGCACAAGGATACACTATGCCTACTGCCTCTCCGTAACGAAACGGAGATGCGTGAATGGCTAGGGGCTATTGGAGACTGCGGTATATCCCTCACCCGGGGAGTTCCAGTCATCAATGAGTTTTACAAGGGTTTGAAAAAGAACGGCACGATGAGGACGAAATTCGGTGAGATGCTTTTGCTACATTCGGGTACCGCCCGAATGCGGGAGGGTATTGATCGCACGGAGGAAGAGATCAATGCTGACGCTAGATATGGAGTATGGAAGGCCTGGGGTATCCTCCCTGACCACCAGGTTGCTCTCGAAGCATATTTTAGCACTTTAAGTGCTGAATATGATGGTTCGGTAGTAGGATCTTATGATGAGATTCCAAATCCAATACTCTTTTGAGTTTTAAGCTCTGACCAAACGAATTTCCGAAGTACCATGAAATCAAAACAACAACAAGTTAAGCCAAATATGAAGAACCAGACTTCTACTGGAACGGCACCCACTAAGCGTGGGCGCAAGAAGTTGAAACCTGGCGCACCCAGCACCAAAGTAGTGCCATTACCACCCATCTATCGCATGAAGGGGGATGAAGTAGCATTGCGTCTCAAAACTAGTCAATCACTATCCAATTCCGTTACTAATGGATCTAGTTGGATTTTGGGATTAGGACCAGGCACAATCGCTGCATCAGGGTATTTTGCATTGGGGGACATTTTCCCTTTACTTATTGGGCTGCAAGCACAATACACGCATTTTATGATCACACGAATAGTGGCTCAGCTGGTACCAGTTACTGCTGCCACATCCGGTGGATATGTAGCACTAGGCTATCAACCTGATGACACGTATACATCCAATCCCCCTGTGGGATTAGGTGACGTTGCCAGCAGCTTGCATGCTGATGTAGCACAAGTTACCGAAATAGCTGGAATTGAGTTGAATGCTTCCCATTATTATAATGAATGGAGGCTGTGCTCCACTACCACTAGTGAAGCTACTGCACTCAGTCAAGCTGGTGTTATCCAAATGTTCGGACGTAATGAAGTCCCTGTGTTAAATGTAGCTGTTATGGTGTTCCAACTTGAAGTGGATATCCACTTCAGTGGTTTCCGTCGAACTTAATTAATGAGTTTTGATTAGCGTTGACATAAAATTAGGGTAACGTAAGGTGTTATAGTGGTCAATCATCGCGGGAGCATTAGCTTTGCTCCGTCCTGCGGGTTGGGGATTGGTCTCCCTATGGTTGATGTTCTGGAGGAATCTGCAACACAAGCTATATAACACAACGCTCACGGTTGTGAGTTCGGGTAGAGGTTGATAGGATAACAACTATCAAGGGCCCTCGTGACCTTCCAGGTTATTTTGAACCAAGATTGAAT